CCATTTTATCAGGAACCAATAAAACTACTCAAATGATCGGCTGGGTAATAATAGCAGCAATATTGCTGCACATTAACTATAAATTAAAAGAATGAAAACAAAAGAAAAAGTAGAATATTGGATAAACAAATATCCTCACTTACGTGATGACGATAATAGGTTATGTTCCAATATTTGGAATGAAGAAATAAAAAAATATATAATTACAAAAGAATCTTCTTATAAAGATTTCTTAAGATTATATTCATTAGGTAGATTAACAGCAGCGACAAGCATAAGAAGAGCAAGAGCAAAGCTACAAGAAGAAAATCCTGAATACAGAGGTCAAAAATATAAATACAGAAAGACAAAAATTCAAGACGAATATAAAAAAGAGTATGGCTACAAAGTCAATAAGTAAACTTAAAAAAGAGCTTGACAAGTGGTTTAGTCTTTATATAAGATTAAGAGATGCTACAAACGAAGGTATGGTGCAATGTTTTACTTCAGGAAGGGTGTATCATTATAAAGCTATACACGCAGGACATTTTATGTCAAGAAGGTGTTTGTCTACAAGGTGGTGTGAAATAAATGTACAACCACAGTCAGCCGCAGATAATTTGTTTGGTCAAGGTGAGCAGTTTAAGTTTGGACTTAATTTAGACGCTAAGTATGGTGAGGGTACAGCAGAAGAATTACAATACAAAGCTAAAACAATTATAAAATTTTCAAGAGTAGATTACGAAGAAAAGATAAGTTATTACAAAGAACTTGTTAAAAACTTAAAAATAGAAAAAGGCATAGAGTAACTTTTTTTATATCTTTGACGTATGCTCAAACCGATTTATTCATGTGAAGAACATAAGTCAATAGTTGATGTGTATATAAAAATGGCTAGTCAGTTTGCAGAAGAAGTAAGCACAAAGACAAAATACAACAACTTTCTTGAAGTTTTAAGTCTTATTATTGAATATTCAAATGGTTATGGTGAAGGAGTAAGGGAGAATAACTTTTATGATTGGATTACTATACTGCCTATAAATGTATCAGTAGCAACAGCAGGATTTTTCGCAGGAATAGAAACTAAAAAAAACGCAGCAGTTGTTAGAGCATACAAAGTAGTATTAGATCAGATGTTGCAAGAAACAGTAGCTAAATTAGATAAACTACAACCAACTAATGAATAAAATCTATAACGAAATAGCAAAACTTACAGAAAAGTTTAGGACTATGGCTTATGGATTAACAACAGATGAAAATAAAATAAATGAAGCGGTACAAGAATTAATGTTATATTTTTTACAAGCCAATCCTGATGTTATAAAAAAAATATATGATAATGATGGTGTAGATGGATTAACAAGATATGGTGCTGTTGCACTAAGAAGAGCTTTGACAAGTAAAAGAAGCAGTTTTTATTATAAATATGAAAAATATTATACACATATTGACAGTAGTATTCACTCTACTAATGATACTGGGTGTGATGATTTTACAGTTAGTGGCACTTATCACTATAAACATATATCAAACATTCCAAATGAAGAAGTAGAAAACACTAGTTTAATTAGGTTAGAACAAATAGATGTACAGTTAGACAAACTAGATAATTGGTATGATAGAGAATTATTTAAACTTTATTATTATGAAGGCAACACACTTGACTCGCTAGCTGCTAAGACAAAAATAAGTAGAAATAGCTTATTTACAACTATAGACAAAGTAAGAACAATTTTAAAAAGTGAATTAAATGAAGATGTATAACCCTGAAAAAAAAGATAGTTTTGAAATGCAGTTTGGGTTTAAGTCACCAAACTGGCGACCAAAAAGCAAAAATGAATATATAAAAATAAAAGATAGAAAAATTGAACAAATTCTTTGTTACAAATAATATTTATGAAGATAGAATTGCAATCTGCAAGTCTTGTGATAAGTATATTGCGTTATTAGGAAATTGCTCAATTTGCAAATGTTTTATGAAAATTAAGTCACGTATTGCTAATCAAGAGTGTGCAGACAACCCAAAAAAATGGCAAAAAACAACAGAAGTAGAAACCCCTGATGATTTGCCACAAGAAATAATAGATGAAATTTTAGATATGTGGCAAGACTTGAAAACAGGCAAAGCAAAGAATATAGAAGCAAAAAAAAGAATGATAGAAACCTACAATATTATATTTAATACAAGCTACTCACCAAACACCAATTGCGGTTCTTGCCTACAAACATGCTTTGATGGTATAAAAAAATTATATGAAAAATACAGCTAATGAAAAAAAAACACAAACAAATAGTAGAATACTACTTTAAAAATCCAAGTGCAAACAGTATGAATGAGATGGTTGATAAGTTTAAAGTTAATGCAGTTACTATTAAAAAGATACTGTCAGAAGAATTAGAAAGGAGACTTGAAAACAGTTTAACTAGAAGATTAATGAAGAAGTACGATTAAATATAAAAAAATGACAAAAAAAATAGATTACAAAAAAGTGACACAGCCACATTACTATACAGGTAAAGTATATGGCTACTCAGCAAAAGACATAGTAGATGACTTTAATTTAAATGCTTGGAAAGCACAAGCGGTTCAATACATATTAAGGTCAGGCAAAAAAGAAGGTAGCCCTGCTGAACAAGATATACAAAAAGCAATAAATGTTTTAATCTTTGAAGTAGAAAGATTACATAAAACAGGTAACACTAAAACAGGATCACTAGCAGAATGACAATATATAAATGTGAGTGCGGTAAGCAAGAAAAAGAAATAAGCAAAGCTATAATAGGTTATAGAGACGGTAAATGGCGTACAGTTAATGCCGTTTGTGATTGCGGTTTATATATGGAATCTAAACCTAAAGAAGGTATGCCTAACCTTATAAGAACAGAAGAATCTTTAAGTAAAAAAAAAAGACACGATAAATTGTGGGATGGGGCTAAAGAAAAGCTAGTAGGAGAAAGAGGTATAAATGAATCTTTTGACTAAATAAATTAATTAAAATTCTATTATATACTATGAAGCAACAAGTTAAACTTTATAAAATAAAAGGAAACCCTAATAATCCTAGAATAATTAAAAATGATAAGTTTAAAAAGCTAGTTAAATCTATACAGGAATTTCCTGAAATGTTAAAGTTAAGACCAATTGTAGTTGATGAAGATATGATGGTGCTGGGTGGTAATATGAGATTAAAAGCAAGTAAAGACGCAGGTTTAAAAGAAGTATGGATAGAAGTAGCTGAAGGGCTTACTGAAGAACAAAAAAAAGAGTTTATCGTTAAAGACAATGTAGGTTTTGGAGAATGGGAATGGGATATGTTAGCTAATGAATGGGATAGTGTGCAACTTGCTGAATGGGGTTTAGATGTATGGGAAAATGAAGATGATAAAGAACCTGAAACAGGATTAATAGATGATGATGAAATACCTGAAATAAAAGAAAGTAAAGTAAAGCGTGGTGATATTTGGCAGCTAGGAGAACACCGAGTTATGTGCGGAGATAGTACAAGCTCAGATGATGTAGCTAAACTAATGAATGGAGAAAAAGCAGATATGGTATTTACAGACCCTCCTTATGGTGTAAGCTATAAAGGTGGAGTAATACACGGAAACAAAATAAATACTAATAATAAAAGGGATATGCTAAAAAATGATGAGATAGATATTTATTCAGATTTTATTTCTCTTTTACCTTTAATTATTGATAATGGAGCTATTTATATTTTTTATGCAACTAAATACTCTTATGAAATCTACAAACCTTTAAAAGATAACAATATAGATGTAATGAGTGTTTTGGCTTGGGTAAAAATCAACACAGGTTATGCTGATATGAATAGTCATTATAAAAATAGATATGAACCTTTTGTATATTGCAAAGCAGGAAGTAAGACAAATTTTATAGGAAGCACAAATGAAAACACAACTTGGGAGATAAAAAAAGATAGAGTAAATAAACTGCACCCAACACAAAAACCAATAGAAGTTCCTTTAAGAGCAATAGGAAACCATAAAGCAAATATTGTGGCTGATTTATTTTTAGGAAGTGGCTCTACACTAATAGCAGCAGAAAAACTAAAAAGAAAATGTTACGGAATGGAATTAGACGAAAAGTACTGTGATGTAATTATAGAAAGATGGGAACAATTTACAGGACAAAAAGCAATTAAAAATGGAACAGAATAGAACAAAGATTAACAAAGAAAGATTATTAAA